TTTCTCCCGGATTAGGTATATTATTTAGTCCATGAGTAATAGTAGTAGTCGTAGATCCTATTGTAATTGATCCAGTTCCACTATTATAAGTCTTTACTCCTACTACACTATAATTTCTAAATACTCTCCCAAACTTTGAATCATCAACAAACTGTGTTGATGTATTACTTTTAACTACACAATTACTAACCTCATACTGAGCAGCGCCAGATGCTATATAAATACCATTTGTATTACCAGATAAACCACCCCAAGAACTTGCATGAAAATGTCGAAGATAGAAACCTGAAGCTGTTGCATCCGCAGTAAACCCCGTACCATTACCAGCAGCCTGCCCACCATTAAACACAAGATCCGCTGTTTGCCCACCTTCTATAGAAATTCCAGTATTAGTATTCATATTGGCTTGTATATCTGTAAAACAAATTCCGTAAAGATAACCTTGTAGTCCAGTAAGACGGACTCCTTTACTTGTATTATAAGATGTAGTACAGTTTACAAAATGACATCTATAGGTGTTACCAGGTGTGACTGGTAAAATACAAATACCAGTATTAGAATAATTAAAGATGGAATTACTACAATGTAAAGAATGTACAGGATTAGATGAAGTATTATTTATATATAAACCATAATAACAATTATATATATTACAATTAGAGATTGTGATGTATAAACCACTATCTATTCTAATACCAGCACTTGGCCCAACGGCACTAGAGATGTTATCCATAAAACAATTATTAATAATAAAATTAGAACCTGTACTACTAATCCTAATAACAGAACCAGTATTATTATTATCAAAATTTATAAATGAACAATTATCAACAAGGCATTTTGAAGAGGCAGAACCAAAATAAATACCATTATTACCATATACAAACTTACAATTGATTACACTTGTTTCTGTACCTAATGCTACAATAAAAGTATGATTTGTCCTTACTGCTCCTGTTTTTGTAGAAAAACCTAAATCTTTAATTTGAGTACCATTGATATTATCAGGAATGTAAATAACATCATTTAGATTATCATTACTATTAATATAAGATGCTCTATTACTACCAACTAATGTAACATTATTTCCTGTGAGAGTAAGGCCAGAAATTGAATAAGCTCCGGGAGGAAAATAAACAATACCACCACCACTTGCAGCAACAGCATTAATAGCTGCTTGACATGCAGCAGTATCATCGGTTACATTATCACCTACTGCTCCATAAGCAGTATCTTTAACTGAGATGTATGAACCATAATTTAGGTTGTTTATATTATTATCCATCTCTACCCAAGTTAAAGGGGAGCCTTTACCAGTACGTGTTACGATTGTAGACATATCTTTCCTTATCTATGAGATTACCAATAACCATTTATTATATAACCATTTACTGTATAACCATCTCCTACATCTATAATAAAAATATCTGCTGGAGGTCTTATATATGGTACTGTTATTTTATCTTGTCTTGATCTTACAAAATCTTGTGGATGCCTTTGTTCATAACAATTAGGGCAAACAACAAAACCATCCCACCTTTGTTTAGCTTTACTTGCTTTATATTTTATAGAACATGAATCACATATTAGGTTCCATCCACCAGATTCATAATAATTTCTTTCCACTTTAAACCTTTAAACTTTTAAAGGATCAAGTCCAGCAGCAGCTATAAATATAGCATTCCATTGATTAACTGTAGGTGGAGTTGGTAAAATAGCTTGTCGTAATAGACCACTTATAGGATTATCCCTATCCAGTTTATCTATATATTTCCAGAATCTCTGTCGTTTGGGTGTAAGTGTTAAAACAGCAGCATCAAGTTGTGCTTCTGTAAATCCAGCATCAGCACAAGCTTGTACAAATTGCCATTTAGTAACTGTGGGGCGAAGATCAGCAATAATATTCACACCTGTTGCCGCTGCCCACGGTTTTCCATCATTGACGATACACCAGGAAATCTGGGCCCCTGGGACTGCTTCTGCCTCAGCCTTTGTCTTGAAGTATTGAATAGCCATTATTGAGTAATCTCCAAGTTAGCAGCATGTATAACTAAAAAACCAGAGGCTGCAGATACCGCCCCACGTAATAGTAATATTTGGTCAGACAATAAATTCTTAGTGATGCTATTAATAGCTGTAGCGGTCAATGCCCCCTCGATAACAGATACGCCACGGACTGCATCATTCCCTAGACAGGAAAAGACTAATTTACTCCCGCCTATTGGCGCAGTCGCCGCGGTGCTGCCGGAGATATATGTGCCGCCGAAATATATATACAGAGCTTTTGTTATACTGGTAGTATCCCCTGAACGTAAGGTATATACTGAGACTTTTGATTGATCTTTAAGCATTCCCCCAGCAATCACCGTTGAGATAATATCAGTAATCCCTGTCCAAGCCGCTCCACTGTTAATGGATTCACTTGTAAAATCTGCTCCGATGTCAGAAAATGTGATAGTATTCGCATCAGGAATAGTAAGAATACTATCATACCAGCCTGCTGCTAGAGAAGGGGATCCTGGATAATAAAATCTATATCCTACGAGCGGGGCTCCAGTAGTGATACCATGAGCAGTAGCAGTAATAGTGACAATATTAGATGTTCTACTGGCGGTGCTAGAGGCTACTAATGAGGCCAGTAAGAATCCAGTATTACTAGGCCAGGAAGGAAATCTATAAATTAAACTACCACTACCAGTAGTTGTATATATCTGAGGATTTGTTACCCCTTGTAAAGCAGTTAAAGTAACTGTACCAGAAGTCCAAGCAGTTACAGTTAAACGAAAAGCTCTAATAGGGTAAGTAATAGAACCTGTAGTATTTGTAGTGATATTAGTTAAACTTGTATGTGCAAAAGCTGTAGGAGTTACCAAAGTATCAAAAACATTATCTAAAGTATATTCTACTTTACAAGTTAAGTTGGGAGTATTTGAAAAAACTAAAGCTAAACTAATATAATATGGATTTTGAATATAATCTACAGGTATCCATGCTGTAGAACCTGCTGAACTTAAACTAATAACTTGTGGAGTCATAAATAAACCTTAAAATAAAAAATGGGATTAAGAGTATTAATCCTAATCCCATCTTTGGGTTTTACCAAGTCATACCCTGTTGTGGTATATAATATTCTAAATAAACATAAACAATGTTTGTAAGCGTAGCAGAAGCTTTGGCATATACAGGAGTATCAGCAGTAAGTTGAGTTCCTACATAAGTACCAGCTTTATCTGCAACAGCAGCATAACCAGTTGAGTTTGGAGCATAAGCATTTACAAATTCTGTCCCTCCAAGGGTAATACCCACATTAACAGTTTGTGTAGCATTAGCGCCCATAGATAAAACATTAATACCAGTTACAAAAGCATATTTAGGTAATATAGCTGCAAGAAAACCTGTAGCATCCCCAGCAATAGCACTTAGTTTAATGACTTCAGTATATAGTTCTTTAGAAGGCGGAGTGGTAACAGTAACGCCAGCAGGACCTAGAATCGGTTGAGGCATAATAATTCCTTTCTTAAAATACAGGGGACAAGCCCCTGTATATTGTTAATTATTAGGCGCCTTGCGATCCGTAGATTGCACGAGGATCAGACCAACCAAACGAATAACGAGCAGTTGCTTTGAACTTAGCATTCTCAGTATCAAAGTCATTATCCATTTCAAACTGATCACCACGACGTTCAAAGTATTTTAAGCCACCCTTAACATTAGTAAGAATGAACCAGTCATCGTTACCAGTACTGTTGAGGTAATGGTTAACAATAACTTGATTAAAGATACTTGATTGCTTGAGTACGTTCGGATCATTAAGATCAGTACCAACACGACCATCAGCATTAAGAATACGCTTTGCTTCAAATTGCAGTTGATAAGGAATAACCAGTTTCTCAGGCTTAGCCGCAATCAGAAGACCACGATCATCACGGAAACCAGCAATGTCAATAACAGCTTGTTCAAGAGCAGCTTCACTTAAATCAGCATCAGTAGCAATCTTATTGCTAAAGGTTCCACCGGCCACATTAAGGTGTCCAGTTGATAAAAGAACTTGACCATCACCACCAACATAACCAGCAGTAAATGCACGGTTATAAACGTTAGCAGCTACAATTTCCTTAGTTTGACGGAGGGAACGTG